ATATAAGATATAAGATATAAGATATAAGATATAAGATATAAGATATAAGACTGATGCAGGAACTATACTGCATGGCATGATTTATGCTAGATAAGTACTATATTGCATGGCATGATTTATGCTATAGGCAATAATCGGGCCAGAAATATTGGCATGGTTTATGCTATGGGCAATAATCATGCCAATATTGTGGTTAGTGGCTACTAACTTTGACGTATACGGAATTTGTAAATGAGAATCATTCGCATCGCCTCAGACCCTCCGCTCATATGAAAATTTTTTCAAAACTTTTGACGTATACTAGAGATAGTGGCCAAGGAATTTTATGCAAAAAGTATCAATAGAGCAGCTTAGACAGTATTTCACACGTAACATTACGGCAGCCCCAACAAACAGATCAACGGCACGAACACCTTCAGAGAACTTAAAGCTATCTCTAGCCTACCTCAAGAAGCACTTCACCCTGTGCTCTACGGGAGTGCTGGCTGAAGATAGGTTCTACCCGTTTGCATGCCCAGCAAGAGAAAACTACACTTTAGTAAGTTGTAACGGTGAAGTAATCGGCCTACACAGGGTTGTCTGGGCTCTCCACAATAACTCAGATATACCCGCAGGCATGCAGATAGACCACATTGACAGAGTCAAGAGTAACAATCACCCAGACAATCTTAGGTTAGTCACAGTGGCAGAGAACTCGCAAAATAGGCTGACTAGGCCAGACAACAAGGTAGGCTATCGAGGGGTCTCTTTTGATCCTCCTACAGGCCGTTATCGGGCAGAGATAACAGTTAAAGGGCGGACAATAAGGTTAGGAAGATTTGATACTAAGGATCAGGCTATAGCTGCCAGAGTGGCCGCTGAAAAAGTTTACCACCCATTTGCAGCACCACAACCCAAAACACAGCGCTAAAAACACAGAAACCAACCGTTTTATAAAAAATAGCAAAAATTTTTCAAAAATTGACCTTACACTTTACAAAAATGGGGACACCACTGACCGTTTCTCAAAAATAGGCCTCTTCGGATTACCATGTTGGAACTTCCGTATGACGCTTGAGTGCTTCCGTGTGGAAAGACGCATTGCAGAGCTTGCAGGTCAACACCTGTTTTCGCCCGTCTCCGCGAACGACAACAGGCTTGTCGTCTTCCTTGCGTCCGAACTGGATTCCACAGTTCTGGCACCTGTTGTCTTGTTCCTTGGTCAGCAGCTTGATTTGGGCCGGGTTAGCAGGGAAAGTGGTTGCTATCTTCCAGGGGTGCCCGCTGGGCTTGACCTTTTTGCCAAACAAGATTCTGGTTCTCAGCACCTCGAAGCTGTAACCCCGTCCTGCCCGGTTCGCAACCTTGGCTACCTCGTTCAGGGTTCGGTATAGGCGTTTGTGATTGGATGGTAGAAGAAGGCCAGTATCTCCGTGCTCCAGCGTTCCAGAAGACTTTCCAACAGGGCCACACCATCTTGTCTCTTTGTGTTGCTCACGTATTGCGCAACCTCATCCACTTGGCAAACAAGGACAAAGGCAATCTCTTCCCCAGCAACCTCACGCAGAACATCATTGATGCCTGCTGCAAGCTCCTGAAGCGCAATGCTGACACGGGCAGACTGGCTCGTCTGCCTAGCCTTCAGAAGAAGGTCGGCTGGGCAACACCGCGAGTCAAGGCCATCAATCCTGTCTGCATGTCTGTGGCACCAATGCTAACCCAACGCTGGTCAAGACCCTCTGTAGCACGCAACTTGGCGACAAGCTCTCCAAGCTCAATACCCTTGGTCTTGATGGTGTTCATGAGGTCGATTTCCTCTTGGCTGAGTTCACGGTATCCCTTGATTTGGCGATGCTGGTTTTCCACTTTGATTCCTTTTAGGTTTCAGAATTCCACACGAAATTCCGTTTTATGATTATAGTTAATCATACAGTTTTCCACACGTTATTCCGCAGAGCCAATTTTTTCCAACTTTCACCTTACACATTTGCACTTCTGGGACCCCAAAATCAGGATTTCTGATACCATCCAAGACCATGACGTACCCCACAGACTGGCCTCGCCCCAATGTCCACAAACCCTTGTCCCTCCAAACAAGGATCACGGAGCAGCAAAAACACGATCTGTATCACCGCAGGGTCACCACCAAGGACCTTTCTGCCCTGCTTGGCGTCCATGCAAGATACCTAAGCTTCATGTTCCCCGGCAAAGAACCTATCGTAGACAAGACACCACTCATTCAAGCCCGTAGGGACTTCAAGCTTGCGATTGCTAGGGAGATTCTCCAGAACAAGTACAACATAGTCCACGGCGCAAAGATAGCCAACGTCAGTTACAACACCATGCAGCGCTTCCTTGCCAAAGCTAAGGTCCTGTACCCTATTGATGCTGAAGGATACAGAAAATGAGCAGCCCCTTGTTTGACCCATTTGACGAAAGACCAGCAGACAAGCCGCCAGAAAAGCCGGTAGTCCTTACAGACTTGAACGGGTCACTAAAGGACATCGACTTAGACAGCGAGTTGTTTACACAGTACGCGAGAGCTAAGAACCTGCTTGCACTTGCAGAAACAGATGACGAAATTGCACTGAACCAGAAGGTGCAAGCAATGAATAGCATCGTAGGAATTCTGGCACAGATTGTTAAGTTGCAAGCGGACGTGTATAACGCCAAGTCAGCAGCTGAACTTGAGAACATTCTCATTTCAGTCCTCAAAAAGTTCCCAGACCTTAAGGATTCGTTCCTAAAAGAGTATAAAAAGGCCCTAAATGTCTAAATTAGCGCACTTTCAGAGGGTTTTAGAGGGCGCAAATGATGTCTATCACCTGCAAAACTTGGCTCCGTGGATCGAAAAGAGCTTGTATGTAGACGGCGAATTGATGTCTATGCATGGGAAATATAGCTTCCAGGCGGACATAGTTAACGACACAAGCCGGGTAAACAACACAGTAAAGCCCGCTCAGATTGGCCTTACACTGACCACAATCGCCTATTACTTAGCTGGAATGGCCACGCAGACCACGTTTAACGTGATTTACTGCTTGCCTACGGCAGGTGATGCGGCTAAATTGACCACTACCAAGGTCAATCCGATGATTTCCAACAGCCCAGTTGTAAGAAACTTGCTGAACGGGGATGTTAACTCTAACGAGTTGAAGCAGATTGGCAATAACTTTCTGTTTATTCGCGGCTCCAGGTCGGAAACGGCAGCGTTATCAGTTAGTGCGGACTGCTTGGTTGCAGACGAGATTGATCGCTGCGATCCAGATACTTTGAAGCAGTTTAGGTCACGTCTCCAGGCGTCAAAGCTTGGTATCGTGCGCCAGTTCAGTACGCCCACCATAGAGGGGGTGGGGATTAGCAAGGAAGCTGAGACGAGTAAGCGTTACAGACACATGGCAAAGTGTGACTGCTGTAGCCACACATGGTTGCCTAGTTACCATAGCGATATGGTAATCCCAGGATACGACAGAGACCTGAGCGAATTGACAAAGTACAACATTAAAGATGTACAGTGGCAGGATGCTTACTGGAAGTGCCCATCGTGTGGCAGAGACCCAAGGTTTGATCCTAAGAATTTGCAGTGGGTATTAGAAAACTTACAGGACAACTATGAAGCACACACTTACTACGTCTCACCGATCACTGCTTGTCAGTTGCTTTTGCCTGCTTACTTGGTTCGGACTAGTACAGAATTCAATACGAGGGCTGAGTGGCAGAATCAGGTTCTAGGCGAGACGGCAGAGGATACGAATGAGCAGCTGACTAAGGTAGACATAGAGCGATGCCTAGTGCAGGCGGATTTGTCCAGTAGCGAGGTCCACTTCCTAGGGGCTGACATGGGTCTGCTATGTGCTGTGACTGTAGGCAGAATGACTGCTACGGGTGAATTGCTTGTTGTGCATAGAGAGATGGTGCCGCTTGGAAAGTTTGAGGAGAGAAGACGAGAGTTGGTAATGCAGTATCGTGTCATTGTCTCCGTCCATGACGTGTACCCATACACAAGCATGATTATGAGTATCTGTGACTGGGACCCTAACGCTTGGGGTTGCATCTTCTCGACGGCGAAGACTCCAGAAATGTACACCTTGCAGCGGAAGGTGGAGAACGCAGAGGAGGGAAAGCTGAACTTAAACTTGGTTAAGTCGAATAGAACGGCGAGTTTAGACAGCTTGAGGGACTTGATTAAGGCGGGGAAGGTCTTTGTCACAAAGCAGAACGATGTGGAAGATGCTAGATTGATGGAGCACATGTTGAGCCTTAAGCGGACTCAGGTGTTCCAAGGGGACGAGTTACAGTTCATCTGGCAGAAGTCAGACGGCAACGATCACATGATGTTTTCTATGCTTTACCTCTACTTAGCGTGTAAGTTACAAGGGACAGCCACAGGGAACGACTGGGGTGGCTCAAGCTTGGTCAAGAAATTCACCTTGAAAATGAAGTAAGTTGGGCTAGACTTAGACGGCTAGATTGGGTTATGCTCGGGTCCCAAGCTGGGCGTGCCCACGGGTAGGTTTCTAGGTTACTGATCTGGGTGTCTATAGTAGACAATGCTCGACATAACCAGCAAGGACACAAATGAGCTTCTTATCACGAATTGACACAGTGTTTGAGTCAGCTATGCTGCCTCCAATGCCCATCCCAAAAGCGCCCAAGGGTGTGCAGACTGTTCCTGGCTACAGAACGTCTGCTACTCCCAGCACGGCTGCTATCAGAAAGATTGACAGGGGCCTGTCGGCACTTGACCGACTGAGTTCTGTCCGCAGTCTTGGCTCTACTAAAGCGGTAATTCGGGAACTGGTCAAGACTAGCCCTGACCTGTCTAGCGCTGTCAGTTTTCTTTTACGTACTGGGATTCCAGAAGAGTTCACGGCTATTGCCCGTGACATGGATGGTAAAATCAACCCAGCGGCTACTGGCTTAGCCCAGGAATTGTTACGTCGCATGACTTATATGGGGAATGTGGACGGCAGTATGGGGGTTCAGCAGGGCTTGCAAAGCTTGTCTGAGCAACTGTCTCTGGAACTTCTAATCGAAGGTGCTTTGTGCCTTGAAGTTGCCCTTGACAAGGCACGAGTCCCTGCGTCAATGAATCCAGTGGCAGTGGCTACGTTGAAGATGTACGAAGAAGACTCGTCCTTCCGTCTGGTGCAGTATGTCGGCGGCGTAGAGATTGACTTGGACTTGCCCACGATTGTTTACGTAACGGTAGACCAGCACCTGAATGAGGCGTACCCCGGCAGCTACCTTGAAGCCGCTATACAACCCATCATGCAGGACTTGGACTTCAATAACGATACGCGCAGAGCGTTGAAGCGTGCTGTCCTGCCAAGATTGAATGCCATTCTCGATAGCGAGAAGGTGAAGAAGATGACTCCGCCTGATATTCTGGCGGACGCTGTTAAGTTTTCTACCTATAAACAAGCCCTGATTGACGAGGTAGAGAGCGTAGTCAATAGTCTGGCACCGGAAGATGCGCTTGTTTCTTACGACGCAGTAGCCTATAGCTATATTGACGGTGGTAAAGACCCAGCGCAGATCATCGAGCGGATTCAAGGAGTTATCAACGGAAAGCTTGCAGCGGGCGCGAAGACTTTGCCCGTTGTGCTTGGACATGGGAGTACAAGCAACACTTCGTCCACTGAGGCCGTCCTGTATTTGAAGCAAGCCAACATGCTGCGCGTCAAACTGAACGAGGCCTATAGCCGTGCGCTGACGATTGCTACCCGCTTGCTTGGCCAAGATGTGTATGTAGAGTTCAAGTACGCAGCACTAGACTTGCGCCCAGATGCTGAGTTGGAAGCGTACAAGGCTATGAAGCAGTCTCGGGTTCTGGAACAGTTAAGCCTTGGCCTCCTCTCTGACGAGGAAGCTAGCGTTATGTTGACTGGTAATCTTCCACCAGCAGGCTATAAACCACTGATGGGTACTATGTTTAAAACCCCAGGCCAGAACAACGCTAACCCGGATAGCGGCACCAGTGCTTTGAAGCAAAAAACAACGCCAGATACACCAGCCGCACCAAAATCTTGATTATTTGAATTTTGGGTGAGCCCTGTTCCTAGAAATACATTAGAGTCACGCACATGCCTACATCACGACCCGAATTTAAAGACGAGCAGCTTTGGCTAGGTAGCCAACAGAGCTTCAATATGTCGCTGCATGCGGCCATCAAGGCGTCTGAGAAACCTGAGTTTGCCTCTGACTCTGGCTATGAAGACGTAGTGGTTGAACAACTGCTCAACGTCCAAGACGGTGTGGCCATGATCCACATCAAGGGTTCGCTTGTGTCAGGCAGTGCAGGCTATGGTCTCTTTTACGGGGCTGTGGGTTACGATGATCTACGTTGTGCACTATCTGCTGCTGTATCTAATCCTAACGTCTCGGCAATCTTGCTGAATGTGGATTCTGGTGGTGGTGCCGTTGCTGGCGTACACGAACTGTCGCAAGTTATTTCCCGTGTCAACGCCATTAAGCCTGTAGTCACCTATGCTGGTGGAGTCATGGGCAGTGCTGCAACATGGCTTGGCCGGGCTGCTTCATACGTCTATTGTGCTGAAACTTCCATTACTGGAAGTATCGGTATCATCATGGTGCACATGGAACGCTCCAAGATGCTTGAAGAAATGGGCGTTAAAGTCACGGTTATTCGTGCAGGCGCAGAAAAAGCGCTGGCCACACCTTATGAGCCTCTGCCAGACAAGGCTCGTGAAAACTTCCAGCGCCAAGCTGACGGTCTCTACAAGATTTTTATCGGTGCAATGGCCGACTACTGCCAAGTGTCTTATGAAGTGGCTGATGAAAAGTTTGGCCAGGGTAGAGAGTTCTTGGGTAAAGAGGCGGTGAGCGCAGGCCTTATTGACAAGGTGGGAACCTTGGAAGACGCCTTTGCTAAGTGCATGAAGCTAGGAACTAGCAAGAAAGCAGAGACTCAACGAGGAACTTCTGCGTCTATGACGACCAATTCTAAGGTTGTTCAAGCAAGAGCCTCGACTGCTCAGGCCTGTTTGGCCGATAATCAGCCAACTTCCGAAGGAACCCCCATGTCCAGACCCTTGACACCAGAAATGCTCGCAGCAATGGCCGCTGGAGTTGATCTTTCTGCTGACACAACAGCAGCAACTGTCACCACCCCAGGTGCTGACACCCAGCCAGCCACTGACGTTCTAGTTACCGAACCGCCTTCCGCTGCAACCGTAGACGCTTTGACCGTCTTGCAAGGCATGTTGGCTACAGCCACCACTGCTGCCGCTACCGCTGAAGCGAAGGCAGGCCAGTTGCAAAAAGATTTTGACGCCCTGACTACCCAGGCGTCGGCCTTTACTGAAATCGCTCGTGCGTCTATCAAGACTATGGGCCTGCATTTCGGTGTGAAGTCCGAGGCTGTGGCTGCTATGTCTCCAGCCGAAGTGCTGTCTGAACATACGCGCCTGTCTGAGTTGTTCAAGGCTAAGTTTAAGGTGGGTAGTGTTGCTGCCACCACCCAAGTGGATGAACCTGAGACTAAAGCTCAGGTGAACCCGCTATTCGCCGCAGCGTTGTTATCCACCAAAGCCAGATAAGGAGTTTCCAACATGGCACAAGCTCATTACATTACCCCTGTTGCGCCAATCGCAAGAGTGACTGTTGCCCGTCTGGGTGCAGGCACCTCGTTGGCACAGCGCATGTCCGATGTGGACGTTGGCAAGATTGTCAAACTCGTGGGCGAATCCCGCTACGACTTGACTGCTGCTGGCGAAGTCATCGAAGGTTTCGTTGTTTCTACTGAGAACGCTACTTCTGGCGGCTATTCTGTGGGTTCTGTCGTGCAGGAAGGCAAAGTTTTTGCAACTGCTGACGGTCTGCAAGCCACCCCAGGCACTGGCACAATCGCTGTTGGCGACTATGTTGTCACTGGCACCCAGGTCGCCAAGGGCACGGCAACTGATGAGTTTGCTCGGGTCTGTAAGGCCACTGCGCAACCCGGTGCAGCCCCTGCTGATCTGGCTGCTGCTGGCTTGGCTATCAAGGCGTCCTTGTTCGCATGGCGCGTCGTGAGTTTGGGTACGGTTGGTACTGGTGCAGTGGGCACGACCATCGTTATCGAACGAGTGACCTGCTAAGCCAACCCTCTACTGAATAGGAGTATTTAATCATGGCATTTTTCCTTGACAAAAAAGGTAACGCTCAACAAGTTGAGATTACCGCTGACATCCACAAAGAGGCGCTTGACGCTGGCACCAATGTGGCTACTCTGCTCAACCGCAAGTTTGCGGCTGATGCTGACTCTGCTCACGGCACACCGTTCCGTCAACTGTGCGCTTCTGAAGGCTTGATCCTTCCTGGTGCCAATTCCTTCGGTCTGCGTGCAGCGACTATGGCTGACGTGCTGGACGGTAAAGCTGGTTACCAAGCCGCGGGTGTCACCAACAACTCCGACAAGGGTAGTCCTTTCGGTGTGGCCGCTCGTTCTTTGGCTCCTGTGGCGATCATCGACATCGTTGAAGACCTGATTGCCAAAGACCGTGTGACTGATGAAGTGACCTTCAACCAGATGGTTAAGCAAGAAATTGCCATCAACGGTGACAACTTCATCCAGCCTGTAGTGTCTTACGGCACCACTGGCGGTCCTGAGCAAGCTAAGGCACAGCGCGTGTCTGAGTTCTCTGAGCCTTCCAGCATGTTGCGTCTGAGCACCGCTGAGCGCATCCGCTCTCTGCCCGCCTTCTCGATGGGTATCGAGTTCAGCGACAAAGCTCAACGTGGCCTGACCATCGACGTGATTGCAATGTCTATTGCACGTTACGTGGAAGTTGAACGTGACCAGCGTATCTACAGCTACCTGAGCGCCCTGTTCTCTGGTGACGGCGATCTGGTTGTTGGTGCTATCAGCGCCGTGACCTCTTCCTCTCTGGATGCAGCTTCTACTGGCGGAGTGTTGACACACAAAGCTTGGGTCAAGTTCCTGGCTCGTAACCGCAAAAAGCGTACCATTACCCATGTGGTCTGCGACATTGACACCTATCTGAAGATCGAAGCTCGTACTGGTCGCCCAGGCTCGAACAACTACGACCCAACCTTGGCACGTATCGACCCCCAAGCTGTGCCAGCGAACATGGCCCAGATCACATTTGGCGGCAATGTCAAGTTCATGATCGTGGACTCTGCTGCTGAAGGTGGCCCAGTGCCTGCTAACACTGTTTGGGCCTTGGATGCTAATAAGGCTGTTACACGTGTGACGAATTCTGCGGCTTCATACTCGGCGGCTGAAGCCTTCGCACTCAGACGGTCAACCGTTATGCGTTGGGACTGGTCTGAAGCTGTTTATCGTAGCTTTGGCGACACAGAGCTGACGCCATTTGATGTTCTCACAATAGCCTAAGCACTGCTGGGTATAACAAAAGGGGGCTACGGCTCCCTTTCTTTCTAAGGACAACCATCATGAATATCGTAGATAAAAACGGCGTCTGGTTCCAAAGCTCTGCCGCCTTCCCATTGAATGATCCTGAGTCCAAAACTACGTTCTGGCCTGGGGAACCTGTGAAGGCTACCGAGACTGAGTGGGTTAAGGGCCAGCCAGCTATTGCACGCATCGACTCCCCACTTGGCGAAGACACCGTGGATGCTGCTGCGACCAAAAAGGCGACCAAGTAAGCCACCAAAATTAAATAGTGTAAGTATCTGAATGAGCCATAGGAAGCACAATAGCTCCCTATGGCTCATTCTGTTTTATACCCCGACTATTTCACCAAAGACGAAGTTCGCGCAGTTCTTGGTGTTTCCACCACAGAACTGTCAGACGTACAGTTAGACCTTGGGTTATACCCAATCGTGGTTGAACAAGCCCTGGAAGACATACACGCCAGTCTCCAGGAAGACTATGAATTGGTAAAGGCCCTGCCATCGCCCTCAACACAGCAGCATAAGCTGTTAGATGCCGTTAAGATGTATGCGCTCTATTCATTAGCTAACCACCTTACCGTATCACTGCCTATGTTTAGCGTCAAGTCGTTGACCGATGGCAGGGCTGAGTTCCAGCGTCAAACAGATGTTTGGAAGGACACCAAAGATGGAATCCTTGCACAACTAAACAGTATGCGCTATCGACTTGCAGCTATCTACCAGGGACTATATCCAGGCAATGCAGTTGTGTCAAGCGTTTCACTGTCAATGCTGAAAGCCGTTGGGCTAGCTGTAGACCCAGTAACCGGGACTTAAGAATGCCTGACTTGTTTGCCGTAGCCTGCCACTTTGACGACATCAGTGTTATTGATGCGTACACGGGCGCAGCCGCCTTCCAGGGCCAATTCTCCAGTTTTAATGAAAGTGCCCCTGACGGTACGGTTGCCAAAAAACGGACGCTCTCTGTACGTCCTGGCACGGCCATACCTACCCGCAGGGTGATTGGATTCCTTGGTGAGACCTGGATTGTTGGTGATGGCAACGTAGACGGTATCTATGATGCAGCCATTAGACAAGCGCACTGGATGAAGAAAGTAACAACCAGCGCAGAGTTGCTAACACCTGCACAGGTGTGCGCTGGCGCAGTAGGCCATGCCATGTATGTCTGCAAGGACTACCTGAAAGACACAGTCAACGGGGTTACAGACACAGAGTATGACCCTTTCTGGGACATTTATGCTGGTATGACTGAGGCGGCTCCAAAGGGTTCATACCTAAAGATTGGTGCTACGCTCTTTAGGGTGAGGGGTAGCCATCTTGAGTCTTCTGGATTCCTGTTAATGCAGTGTGACGAGATAGACAGCAACAATATTGTTACCTTGACAGTACAAACCGGGTCTGCTTTTGACCCTATCACAGATACGTTCACTGGGAGTTCAGCTACGGTCACCGGCATTAGACTTGAGCCAAGCAAGTTTTATAAGTACACATCACAGGCTGATGCCAAGTACAATTCAGGTGATGTTTCCTGCTTAGTCGGGTCAACCCTCCAGGTTGGGACAACTGTACTTATTTCGGGTCTCAGATACCGAGTTATGGCTGCTCAGCCAGAACTTGACGCATTCAACTTACACCTGCGTGTGAACTGATGCCTCAGCTTATAAACGTCAACGCTTGGAAGGCAAAAACCGCAGCCAAGAAGAAAAAGATTAAGGCTACGGCGACAGCCTATGTGCAGTCACAGACACGTAAAGTACTGATGGAGGCTCTAAAAGTGAGCCCTCAGTGGAGCGGCAACTATGTCGTTAACTGGGCGTTAGAAACCTCCAGAACTGGAGCCGTCAGTTACACAGGTAAGTACAAGGTTGATCCGTGGCAAGCCCTAAGAGGGCATGAAAAGCAGGCGGGTAGTAGAGAGGCTATAGACTATAATCTTCACTACTACAACGAAGAAACTATTGCAGCTATTCACTGGAATAGCAATATAAAGTTGGTCAATCGTGCGCCAGTACACGAACTGATAGAGTCAGGGCAGGTTCGCCTTCGCCCAGAAAACCTAATTCCTGATGGACTTGGTGTTATAGCCCACCTGAAGGCTAACTTTAAGTTTGTAAAATGAGCTACGAATCCATAAGACTTGATATTGTTCCCGCAATTGAGGCCGCTAAGGCAGGCTTTAGTCTGGGCTACGGGTTAGTCATAGAGTATGACAATGTGATAATCGTAGACACAAAAACCCAGACTGACCCATTTCTATCTGTGGAGATAAAGCTTCTGACAGGCGATCAGGCTGCACTAGCGACTAACCCAGAGAAACGTGTGTGGGGAAGCTTAGTCTTGGCTGCTGCTGTACCAGAAGGCTCTGGAACAAGTAAGGCCTTCAAGCTTCTTGACTGGTTTGTGCCCGCCCTACAGCGAAAAGAGTTTGGAAAAGTGCGGACCCAGATGGGTACTTATGGGCCTAAGCGCCCACATCTGGGCTGGGTCTACTACCCCGCCGTCATACCTTTCTGGTCTGACCAACCCAACTAACCGATAGTGTTAGTTTTTGTTTACAGAAAACGGAAGTGTAAGCTGTTTCCTTCACTGTTGCGACTAGACTCCAGCTTAACTTAGTCTTAGTCACTTTCTCGGAGCACTATCATGCCTCTTGCCTCTTCTAGCGCCGTAGCGGTACGCATTATCAAGGAATCAGTCTTTGGTGCTATTCCTGTAGCTGGTAACCCCACAGAACTTCGCGTAACTGGAGATAGCTTGGACTACGCTATCTCTAAAGAGACCAGCAAAGAAATCAATACTCGTCGTACAGTCAACAGCATGGTGCCTGTGACGGCCAATTCCTCTGGCGGCTTGCAGGCTGAGATGCACTATGCGGGCCTTGAACCTCTCATGGAATCTGTGCTGCAAAGTACGTTTACTGAGTTCGGCACAGACGGTGTTGGTGTTGCTACACCCACCACAGGTATCACAGCTACGGCCATCACAGCTTCCTCAGCCACTTCTGGTTCTTCGATCTTTACTAGCCTGCAAAAAGGTCAGTGGTTCCGTGTGGTCAGTGCTGGTGCCAATAACGGCAAGATTTTGCGTGTCAGCACTGTCACTGCACCTACTACCACGGTTCTGACGCTCGATACAGGTACTCCAGCAACAGTGAGCGCCGGGGAGTCTATTCAGATTCAGGCGGCTCGTCTGACTCATGGTGTGACTCAAAGCTCGTGGACCATCGAACGTGTGGCTAGTGACATCAGTGTCTATATGGCTTATACGGGTATGACGCCCAGCAAGATGTCACTCAATGTGGCTTCTGGCTCGCTAACCAGTGTTAGCTTTGACTTCATGGGCAAGGCTGCTATTGAGGGCACAGCAACCAATTTACCGGGCACTGTGCAGGATGCACCCACCTACGACATCCACTCTGGTGTCTCTGGTGCTACTAACGCTATCTGGTTGGATGGTGCCCCTGTTACAGGTACTTACGTCAAGTCTGTCACTCTAGACTTTGACAACTCCCTGCGCAGCCAGGAAGCTATTGGCACACTCGGCGCTGTGGGTATTGGTTCTGGCACTATCAACTGTACCATGAACATGCAGGTTTACTTTGCGAACAAAGACCTGTTCACCAAGTTCCGTACCAACACGGCTATGTCTGTGATGTTTGGCTCTAGCGATGCCGCTGGTAACGGCTATATGTTTAGTGTGCCAGTGGGCAACTTGGCAAGCTGGAAGTCTAACGCTGGCAGCAAAGACAATGACATGATGGTTGACATCTCTGTCACTGCCCTGTCTGATGACAGCAACCCTGTTGCTGCACTGCGCAAGCTCTTATTTGTGGACCGTTTCGGCGCAGCCGTGGTCTAATACTGACAGATTGGTTGTTGAAGCGAGATTGACCTACCGGGACAACCCGGTAGGTCTTTTTTCGTCCAGACTTTACTGCTATACTCCAGGCTTCAACAACCCTGGAGTCTAAATGTCTACATCTACAAATCAAGCTATCGACCTGTTTGCTGCCTTTGCAACAGACACCACCAAGGAAGTCGAAGGCACAGAAACTGAGTTGCCCGGTTGCGGCGATGTCAAGTTTATCGTTGCCCGTGAAGGCAACCCCAATTACGCCAAGATGCTGCAAAAGCTGGTGAAACAAAACCGGGCAGTGTTGGACAGCAAGGGCGATGCGGCCCAAGCCAAGAGTGACGAGATTCTGATTTCCGTGATGGCTGAAACTATCCTGCTTGGCTGGAATCGTCCCATTAAGTTTGGCGCTGAGATGCTGGACTACACCAAACCCAATGCCAAAAAGCTGTTGGCCCTCAAAGAGTTCCGTCGCGTTGTGATGGAAGCAGCAGGTAGCCTTGAGACATTCAAGGCTGTCAAAGATGAAGAAGACACAAAAAACTCATAAGCTGGTTTGAGTGGCAGTTCACTTGGGGGCAAGATCAACTTGTCCTCCAAGAACTGTGGGAGGAGATGGGCACTAAACCAGCCGCGCTAGTTAGCAAACCAACAATGGATGACCGATGGCGAATACCTTATGCCATTTGGCGAGAGGTAGAAGGCAGTAGAAACTATACTGCGGGGGGGCCAGCAGAGCTTCCTTTTTCTGAGTTTTATTTATGGGCTCACGCCCACAACTACTCACACTCAGAACTTACCTGCATGTGGGAAGACGTACACGCCATAGACCTGTGTTGGCTCAAAGAGTACGATAAAAAGCAGGAAGCCAAACGGAAACGGGCGTCCCCAAAAACTCACAGATGACCTGGACTGGTAGAAAATCAACCTTAAAATCGCTTTGCGATTTTAAGGAATTTTCATGTCTGACGACTCAAACATCGACTTTAGCAAGGCCCGCGCTGAGGTAGACCAAACGATGAAGTCTCTCGACTTGCTTACTGCAAGTGTCGAGAAGCTTAACCGTGTCAGACTTACAGACGCAAAAGCTGCGCTAGCCTCCCTAGAAGCTAAGGGGGCCATTGGCATAGAAGCCAGCATCACCAAGACTTTCAGTGACCTCAATAAGCTTGAGGATATGCTTTTAAAGTCTGGCGATAAGGTTAAGAAGATCAACGAGAAAAATGCCAAGGAACTGCTTGCTAGCGTAACCCTGTCCTTTAACCAGATTGAGGCCGCAGTTGTTACACACCTGACAGGTGTGAATGCTTTGCATCGTAGAGCAGAGGAGACAAAACTATCTGCGCAGGAAGCAGCCAACGCTAAAACAGTTAGAGCACAAGAAAAACTTGCGGACATCCAGCTAAAGGCAGATAGGGCGTTTACTGCTGCAAGTATTGCAGAGGCTGAACGCAGAAACCTGCGGTCTTCACAGGTGATAAAAGATCACTTAGAAATCCAGGCACGGGTGGCTACTGGTTATGCAACTGATATGGCTCAGTTGAGAGCCCATTATAAAGCTCAAGAAACAGAAGCTGCAGCGCATGCCAAACGCATGGCATCTGCCAAATTGGCCAACATAGGCCTTACAGGCGTAAAATTGGGCGGTGCCGAGGTGCTTGGGCCATATAGCGCGTATAACGCCTTAAAAGTTTCGCCTATTAAGCCAGACGACGCAGTACCCGTACACAACCTTGCCAATGCTTTTGGCAAGCTTACCCTTAGCGGCAACGATGTTCACTCTATGGCTCGTGGTTTGGCTTCTGGCTTCGATCTGCTGTGGTTAACTTGGGGCAACTTGGTACCACTGTTCGCTGG